AATTGAATAGTAGTAGTTGGATATTACACAATTATTTCAATAGACAACGCAAATTATTAGGTATTTGAATGGACTTTCTAAAAGAAATAGTAAAGGAGATTGGATCCGACTATGCACAAGTGGCAGCCGATAAAGAAACTACTGAAGCATATATCGACACGGGATCGCTTATCTTTAATGGATTGGTTTCTGGTTCCCTTAGCGGTGGGGTTAGTAGCAGTAGAATTACTGCCATTGCTGGTGAAACTTCTACTGGTAAAACTTACTTTGCCCTCGCAGTTGTCAAGAATTTTCTGGACAATAATCCTGACGCTTATGCTTTGTACTTCGATACTGAGTCTGCTATTAACAGAGAACTTTTGGAGTCTCGTGGCATAGATACCAAACGGATTGCTATTGTTGAAGTAGTTACCATTGAAGACTTTCGTGGTAAAGCATTGAAAGCAATTGATATGTATTTGAAAACCCCTATAGAGGATCGCAAACCTTGTATGTTTGTGTTAGACTCTTTAGGAATGTTATCCACTGAGAAAGAAATCAGGGATGCCTTAGACGATAAATTAGTTAGGGATATGACTAAATCCCAACTTGTCAAAGGAGCATTCAGAATGCTCACACTCAAATTAGGTCAAGCAAATGTCCCACTCATTGTCACGAATCATACATACGATGTCATCGGAGCTTATGTACCAACGAAAGAAATGGGGGGAGGTTCTGGACTCAAGTATGCAGCGAGTACAATCATCTATCTCAGCAAGAGCAAAGAGAAAGATGGCAAAGAAGTCATCGGAAATATTATCAAAGCGAAGACTGTCAAGTCACGTTTGAGTAAGGAAAACAAACAAGTTGAGATACGCTTGTACTATGATGAGCGTGGTCTAGACAAGTATTATGGATTGCTAGACTTGGCAGAGAAATATGATATAATAAAAAAGGTTGGGAATCGATACGATATCAATGGCAAAAAAGTTTATGCCAAAGAAGTGTATAAGAATCCTGAACAGTACTTTGACCAATACATTATGCAGGCTTTAGAGGAGTGTGCATCAAAGGAATTTTCTTATGGAAATGCTGGAGAGAGTTGAAAGGTTTGCCCTGACAATTCTAAAGAGTTTGACTCATGACGAGGAGTATGCCAGAAAGGTTATACCCTTTATTGAGTCAAATTATTTTGAGAATTTACCAGACAGAATAGTCTTTGAAGAAACTAAAAAGTTTCTTGAGAAGTATGATAAGATTCCTGGTTCTAGTGAAGTTCTTAGTGTTGAGATAGGTAATAGAGATGATCTATCATCAGATGAGTTTCATAATTGTGAGTATCTTATTGATGCACTTGGAGAACCATCACCAGATAAACAATGGGTATTAGATAATACTGAGAAATGGTGTAAGGAGAGAGCAATCTATGGAGCATTAGTAGAAGCTATCAGGATTGCTGATGGTAAGGATGAAAAGAAAAAACCTGACGCTATTCCTAGCATCTTATCAGATGCATTAGCAGTAGGGTTTGATACTCACATTGGTCATGACTACATTGATGATTCAAAAGATCGTTTTGATTACTATCACAGAGTTGAGAATAAGATTCCATTCGATCTGGAATACTTCAATAAGATTACATCAGGTGGTCTCTCTGATAAAACTCTCAATATTGTTCTTGCTGGCACTGGTGTTGGTAAGTCTTTATTCATGTGTCACGTTGCCTCTTCTGTTTTACTACAAGGGAAAAATGTTTTATACATCACACTTGAGATGGCAGAGGAAAAGATTGCAGAAAGGATAGATGCAAACTTACTCAACACTAATATCAAGGACGTACAGGAATTACCAAAGAGTACCTTTGATAAAAAGATTGATAAACTTGCAGCAAAGACATCAGGTAAACTTATTATCAAAGAGTATCCTACTGCATCTGCACACGTAGGACACTTCAAGTCTTTATTACAAGAACTGAAGTTGAAGAAATCATTTGAACCTGATATAATATTTGTAGACTATCTAAACATATGTGCTTCTAGTAGATATAGAGGTGCAGTCAACGTAAATTCTTATTCTTATGTCAAGGCAATTGCTGAAGAGCTTCGAGGACTGGCAGTTGAAGCAAGCGTACCAATCTGCTCGGCAACGCAAACTACAAGGTCTGGCTTTACTAGTAGCGACCCTGATCTTACTGACACTTCCGAAAGCTTTGGTCTTCCAGCTACTGCTGATCTTATGTTTGCTTTGGTCAGCACCGAAGATTTGGAGGGACTTAATCAAATAATGGTGAAGCAGTTGAAGAACAGATACAATGACCCTACTATGAATAAGAGATTTGTAGTAGGTGTTGATCGTGCCAAGATGAGATTATATGACTGTGAACAGTCAGCACAAGGTGATATAGTTGACGATACTGAGGTAGTAGAGTATAATAAATCTGAGGAATCTAAAGCAAAATTCGATGACTTCAAATTTTCATAAGTATACAACGTTTGTAAACAAGGTAACCAGCACTGAGTCTAAGGATGCTGATGCTTTCATCTATCGTTTACAAGAACTAGGTGGTGACTTAGCAATACAACGTTTACTTACTGCTGCTGTTGGTATATCTGCAGAGGGTGGTGAGTTTATGGAGATCGTCAAGAAGATGATCTTCCAAGGCAAACCTCCAAGTCAGGATAACTTAGAGCATCTCAAGATAGAACTTGGTGATGTTATGTGGTACGTAGCACAAGCATGTATGGCACTTGATATAAGTCTCGAAGATATATGTGATATGAATATTGATAAACTATCTAAGAGATATCCTGATGGTGCTTTCTCTGAGTACTATTCTGAGAACAGGAGAGAAGGTGATAGATAATTATTGTTTTACCTGCCTGAAGATAGGTGACAAATATAATGCAGAGTATGTAAATAAACTGCAGGACATGGTGCGTCAACAATCTGATGCACCATTCTTTTGTTTTACTGATGATCCAACTGATGTTGACATGCCTTGTGTCAGTATGGATGTTAGTGAGTATAAAGATTGGGATAATTGGTGGCCAGCATGGTGTAAGATATTGATGTTCAATGCTCCACAGATAGAAGGGTTTGATAGGAAGATATTTTTTGATCTTGATACTATTATTCATGGAGATATAACAACATTACTATTACATGAGCATAAGTCACCTAGAAATCATTTCAGTTTAGTTAGATCTTATTGGAGAGGTGCAACATATCAGTTGGCAAATCCTGAGAAGTCAATGTTCAACTCTAGTTGTATGATCTGGAAGGACAACACCCACATATATAAGAAGTGGATGGAAGATCCTAAAGGATATGTTGCTAAGTATGCTGGTACAGATGATTTTTATCATAATGAAAAGATAGTTCGTAGACCATTACCACCTGTATTCTATTCTTATAGAGAAGGTTATTTGGATCAGGGTAGGAAATGGAATGAACCTATATTCATGCAGAAGTCACCTGCACATCAAGTTGCTTTATTACATCAAGATCCTAAACCACATACTTTAGATTCTAAAGAACATCCTATAGTAGAATACTGGAATGGAACAGCAAGAGTATGATAAGAAGTACCTAGATCAGGATATGCTAGGTAAGAGTTACAAAGGTCCTAAGACAATCTTTCAAGATTGTTTTACTAGGACCATTTTTCATGTTTCATATACTTGTCCTGATTTAGAAGCAGCAAAGCATTGGTACTGTGATGTACTAGGATGTAGTCTTACATATAATTTGAAATTTGGTATGTATGGTAGTATACCAAAAGGTGTACCAGGATTTATTGTTGGTATGGCAGGTCATCATGTTTCTATCATAGAAGGTCCGTCATCTATACCACAGTATGATGACAAGTGGCCAAGACATTATGGTCCTATCTTCTTAGATTACCATGAGTATATGGCAATCGCAAAGCATTGTGTAGAGCATCCAGAGATAAATTGTTTCAAGTCTAGATGGAATGAAAGACCAGGTAGAAAAGATAGAGAATTAGAAACAGTTACTACTGGTATGACACAGAGTGGACAGAATGTACCACATCATAAGACAGTAATATGTGATCCATGGTATAACTGGTTAGAGTTTAAGTATTATGCATTACCTCAACAGATACATGCTAAGGGTGTAGATAAAGAAGGAAGAAAAGTTACTAGTGGATATCCAGAACTTTATGGTAAGTCATATGAGGATCTAGAGAAACAATATCCTCACATGCCACATCTAACTCATGGTGATGGTAAACCTATTACTCGTATTGAAGGAGATAGTTTACCTGCTTTAGACTAAATATCTCCGACAGGAGGTATTATGTCTGCAGCAACAGAGAAACAAGAAAATACTTCTAGATTATTTTTCGAATCCTATCTGAATGCTAGTGGAAATCTGACCCAGTATCAAAGGGATCAGTTAGAACAAGCTGCATTTTTTGGACCTAGTGCTACATATCCAGATGTAGGGATGAGGAATGGTCAACCAATCAACACTCCCTTTGCTCGTGCATGGAGACAGAATTTTTATTCTCAATTAGAAGCACTTAGTATGTTTATGTCATCCTATGGTGTTCATAATAAGAATGGATGGCAGTGGTCTAGGGGTAATGGGATGATGGGATTTTTGAATAGTATAGCACTGCAAAGATGTGGAGTATCTACCTTAGATAACTGGAATCCAATGGATATAGTTGGAGTACAGGCATCTGCTGATAGTATTATAAGACAAACCTGTGAGGCTATGATCATACCTAACCCACAGACTGCAGCACAGAAGGAAACTAATAAGGGTATATTGAATGAGATAATGATAGAGATGATAGAAGAGAATAAGTTGATGCCTGTATCTTTGAAGTTTATTGATGAAAGAAAAAGAGAAAGACCTTCTTTTGAGGTTAGTAGAGAACTAAAAACTGCAGCACAAACACTAGCAGCAATACGTCATTTTAGAATAGAAGAAATAAGATGTGATTTGAACTGGAGTGTTGCTGGTAGAGAATGGACATCTAACCAAGAGTTTTCTTATTTCTTGAGGGATAGAGATCTTAGTATTAAGATACAGGGAAGAGCATTTGGTGCTAGAGCAGCAAGAGAGAATCCACAGCATGAAGGTACACCTGAAGGTGCTGGTGCTAAACTAGGTAAGGCTGCTATTCAGGAACTAAGAAATTTTGTTACAAACATACAGTTGGTTGCACCTGATACCCCTACTCAACACCCTCAAATACCAGCATCAGGTTCAACATGGACAAATGAAATGAAAGGTTACTGGGTAAGTTTACAAAACTCTTTAGCAACTGCTACAATAGGTGGAGCACCTATAAACTTTATGTCACCTGGTACTACAACTCAGAATGGATTTCGTGCTGCATTAGATGCAGCATGTGATGATGATGAGAATGAAAGGTTTGTTGCTAATGATCCTAAAGTACCTTGTGGTAATAGATTATGTACTAAACTATGGGCATTAGAGTGGTTGAAAGTTTATCAACAAATTGATAATGCTAATAGGTTTGATGCTTTCATGCAGTGCATGTATAAGGCATGTAAAAAAGAAGCACCAGGTATGGGACCATTTATCAAAATAGCAGGAGCATGAAGAAAGTTATTGATGCAATGATAGTAGAATATACTATCAAGAAAAGAAGAAAGCAACTTCAGAACTTAGAGATCAAAGAGTTTATGCGGTTTTTTATTGCGTTCACTGAGAGCGATGATAAATATAAACAAATGCAGACTTCTGGTCTGACTTATATACATCAAAATCGTAAACAAATTTATCAACAGATAAGTGAAGCAGTTCCTAACATTCATAACCGAGGCAAGGGTTACCAAAGCATCGCAACAAGCGAAGCGATTGGGATTAGTCGGAGACGGTCACGGTGACTGGTACGATAAGCAAGGTAATCTAAAAGCCAAGACTATTGCTGGTGAACTAAAACAGTTTGTCGGTAGAGAGAAAGCTGCTGATGATGCTACTAGTCGTGAACCTGCTGAAAGAGGAGTGGCAGCACCTCGTGCTACTATTGCCAAGGATATTGTAAAAAACCTTGGTCTTGAACCAACTCCATCAGGAAGTGGTGCTGGTAGTGGTGGTCCTGTAGATTCAGGAACACAAGCAGCAATGGCTGCTGCTAAGAGTGCTGGTCCTTTGACTATTGCATTTGATAAGTTTGACGATGATAGTGTCAGTAGTAACATCTTCTCAACAGTTGAGGAGTTATCTGCTGGTTCTACCTTTTACATTTTCCCTAGT